ATAAATGGCTTGGCGAACCCCACGTTCACTACCACTGCTACTATCACAGTGTCAAACAGCCTCACGACTTTGCGTTCGAACTTTTCCAAGGTGCTCTCGACAAAGCCGACGTTGTCGTAGGACAGAACATCAAGTTCGACTTGTCGTGGATACGCGAGTGCGGATTTAAGTATGATGGGCATGTCTATGATACGATGGTGGCGGAGTATCTCTTGTCACGTTCGCGGCGTTGGCCTCTCAGCCTCGAAGCTCTCGCTGAGAAATACAGTGACATACCCAAAGAGAAAGACCTTATCACCCCCTACTTCAAGGAAGGTAAGACCTTCTACGATATCCCTTGGGACATCATCGAAACTTATGGAAAGGCGGATGTGCTTGCCACAGAGCAAGTAGCCATTCGTCAACTCGAAGCCTTCGGCACAACATTTGAGGAACTATTCAATGAACAACAAAGCACTCTTGCCCACCTTGCGTCTGTCGCTTGAGGTGACCAACGTCCTTTCTGAAATAGAAAGAGCCGGAATTAAGATAAACAAACAAACCCTAGATGACATACGCCGAGAGTACGAAGCAGAACTCTTGAGTCTCGAACGCCGTCTTGGTGAACTAGCCGCGAACGCGATGGGGGATACCCCTGTAAATCTCGACAGTCCGGATGACCGCTCTAAGCTGTTCTATTCTTGTGAGGTCAAGGACAAGAGGTTGTGGGCGGCTACCTTCAATCTGGGGCATGAGGTTCGCGGCGCGACACGCAAGCCGAAACAACGAACCCGCATGAAGAAGGCAGATTTCAAACGGGCTGTCCTCAATCAGACTACCCTTCTCTATAAGACTACGGGTAGCCAGTGTACCTTCTGTAAGGGAAAGGGAAGATATACGCCCCTGCGTAAGGACGGGTCTGTGGGTAAAGCGGTTCGCATCTGTCGTGATTGCAACGGTTCGGGGGTTCGTTACGAATCGACGGGGGAGATTGCAGGGTTCAAGCTGATACCCCGTGACCCGTACGATGTCGCCGCCGCCGGATTTAAGACCGATAAGGACACCCTAGAAAGTATGTTCACGTCCTTGCGTGGGGATGCGCGAGAGTTCGCAGAGGCTTACATCAGGTATAGTGCTGTTCGAACATATCTGCGTTCCTTTGTTGAAGGGATGGAAACGAACATGGACTCGAACGGTTTCATCCACACCGAATATATGCAGTGCGTGACTGCGACAGGACGTTTGTCTTCCCGTAACCCAAACTTCCAGAACATGCCACGGGGTTCTACATTCATTATTCGTAGGGCGGTGGAGAGCAGGTTCGAGGGAGGTTCGATTCTTGAAGGGGACTACTCGCAGTTGGAGTTTAGGGTTGCAGGGTTTCTTGCAGAGGATGAGGGCATCGCTTTGGATGTCGAAGCCGGAACGGACGTACACAGCTACACAGCAAGCGTTATAGGGTGTACTAGGCAGGAAGCCAAGGCACATACCTTTAAGCCGCTGTATGGCGGTGTGAGCGGCACTGAAGACCAACAGAGATACTACCGTGCCTTCAAGACTAAGTATAGTGGCGTGACGGAGTGGCACGACAAGCTTCAGAAGGATGCGGTGACCAAAGGATATATCACCTTACCATCAGGCAGACAGTATGCGTTTCCGGGAACACGGTGGACTGAGTGGGGTACGGCAACTAATCGAACTGCCATCTGCAACTATCCCGTTCAAGGATTTGCCACGGCTGACCTCTTGCCTATCGCTCTTGTTAGCCTCCACAACAAAGTTCGCGAACTAGGTTTGAAATCTGTCATATGCAACACGGTTCACGATTCTATCGTCATGGATGTTTTTCCGGGCGAAGAACAACAATGTATTGACGCGATGTCCCTGAGTATGTTATCTATTCCTGAAGAGACAGAAAGTCGATACAACGTACGTTACAACATGCCAGTAGGTATCGAATTAAAAATGGGAAAAAACTGGCTTGACCTCGAAGAGGTTTTGGTTGTATAATACCTTTACCGCAACTACCCAGCTATGGAGATTGATATGGGTACAGAACTTGTAAATGTAAATGAAGAACACAACAACATCCTTGCAGCCCTCGAAGGTGATGACTTCGATGCCTTGATGAAGGCTAGTGGTCAGGACGATGGTGCAAGCAGTTCGAACAGTGGGGGTCTTCCACGTTTGACTATCAACTACTCAGAGGAAACCGATGATGGTCTGCCTCTGAAGAAGGGCGTCTGGAAAATCTGGAACGGCTCTGCTGTCATGTATGCAGAGACTGTACAGATTCGTGCCTTGTATCGTACTTTCGAGTGGTCTATCTGGGACCAAGAGACTCAGAAGTTTTCGTGCAGGTCAGTTCAGCGCACGTCTATCTTCGACAAGTTTCCTGATACGGAAGGTGGCAACAAGTGTGGTCGCCTATCCAAAAAGGAAGAAAGCGAACTCGCAGGGGATGACCCTCGTGTTCTCTTGAGTCAGTCAGTGACCTGCAATCAGGTTCTTTATGGTGTCATTACGGCAACAGGAACTCTTGCAGACGGAACAGAAACCTCTGTTACGGACATGCCATTCGTTGGCTACTTCAAGCGTTCGGGTTTCCGCCCTGTCAGTGACTTCATCAAGCAGAAGCTGACGGATAAGAAAATCCTCATGCAGAAGGCAATCATCGAGATGACCACTGAGAAGCACAAGAATGGCGGCGTCATTTTCTGGACACCGAAGCTATCCCTCGTAAAGGAAGTATCGGTCACACAGGAAGACAAAGACCTCTTGAAGTATTTCTTGGAAATGGTCAACACCTACAATGAAGGGGTGATGGAACAGTACCGCACCTCTGCCAAGATGCTGATGGATGATGAAGATGTAGACCTCGCCGAAAGACTGGCTGGGTAGTCATGCTTCAACTCTTAGAAGTACAGGACTTCTTGCAAAAAGCAGGACGGGGGGAGCTTGACTCCTCCCGACTCGAACCTCTCATAGAAAAGTTCGGAGAGGATTGCAAGGATGCCTTACGCAAACAACTCAGTCGTCGAGGCGACTATCGCATTCGTATGTCAGGTCTAGGACGCCCCCTATGCCAACAACAGTTGGAAAAGGCAGGCAACGTCCAAGATGTGGCATACAACGATGTGATGCGTTTCCTTATCGGTGACCTCGTCGAGGCCGTTGCTGTCTTCACCCTGAAGGGAGCAGGCGTTCGCGTCGTCAAGGAACAGGAACAGTGTAGCCTCGAACTCGCAGGTGAAACCATCAACGGAACCTTAGACATCGTCCTCGAAGATGAGGAAGGTGAGAAGGTTTGGGATATCAAATCTGCAAGCCCATGGTCTTATGAGAATAAGTTCTCAGGGCGTGGTGGCTACGAAGCCATCAAAGAAGACGATGCGTTCGGATATATCATGCAGGGGTATCTCTATTCTGAGTCACAGGGTAAGCCCTTCGGCGGGTGGATAGCCATCAATAAGTCGTCCGGAGAGTGGGACTTTGTGCCTGCACCTCGCGAACAAGAAGAGGACAGGAAAGCCTATCTTTCTGATGCAGAGAAGCGAGTGAAGCATCTTATCAACGACGGCAAGTTCAAAGTGCCGTTCGAAGCCGCAGATGAAGCGTACACGGAGAAAGGTGTTCGCATCGAGACAGGGAACAAGCTTATGCCGAAGACCTGTTCATTCTGCTCATTCAAGGAGAAGTGTTGGAAGGGTGCTGTGTTTCATCCGAAGGTAACTTCTCGTGCTAAGTTCAAGCCATCTACTTGGTACACGAAGCTTGTGAAGACGGAGCTGTGATATGCCGCTCATCTACACAACTCGTTACCCTTTAGAACTCATGGACATGAACCCCCATATCAAGTTTGTGTATATGGAGTCCCACTTGGGAACAGGTGGTGGTAGGGATACCGTCAAGGTTCGCAACCTAGAAAAGTCCCTGCCATTGACGCTACGAAACCATTTTGCAGACGACGGATATCTTACAGCAGACACAGAAGCTAGGGATATCCCTGTTATAGAAAATCAGTTTCAAACCATAACCCACCACTTGAGAATGGGAGATATTATATGCCTACCGACGACAGTCATATCAAGCGAAATCACGTCTCTAGAAAAACGCTCCCCAAAAGTAGGAATGTATCTCTCAAAACGTCTGGACAATCTGAAAAACATGTTTCTTCCGAACGGATAAACCGGAGGATTAGGTTTCGTTCGAAGTTCGAGGTTAGCGTTGCCAAGTCTCTGGCAGACCGTGGCATCAAGTTCGAATACGAGTCAGAGAAGATTGTGTTCGTTCCTAAGCCGCGAACATACACTCCAGACTTCTACCTTCCCCACAACGACATCTACATCGAAGCCAAGGGACACTTGGATAAGGGCGACCGAGTCAAGATGGTTCTTGTAAAGGAACAGAACCCTCACTTGGATATTCGGTTCGTGTTTCTCAATGCGCGAAATAAGATTTATAAGGGCAGTAAGACAACCTACGGAGACTGGGCTACTCGTCACGGTTTTGAGTGGGCAGAGAAAAGCATACCAGAGGAGTGGCTAAAATGAGTGACGATGACGACATCTTCGAAAAACTTTTCGAACTGAACCAACAACTAGAGAAGAACTCTCTCCTTCCTGACCGCTACTACATAATCCTCAACGAGGTAGATGATGAGAGCGTGTCTATGGCTGTGTACGATACGACAGACCAAAACCATGATACCAATGAAATATCAGCAGCACAGGTTTTGACTCTTGGTCTTTTGGAGATTATGGAATCTGACTTCGAAAAAGTTATGG